AACGACTATATATATATAAAATATAAAATATAAAATATAATATACAAAAAAAGTAATTTAAAGCGCCATTAAAAGTATTTTAACTGTGTATTATATATGATTAAAATTTATAATAATGCGATTATGGATTGTGAATATAATATATTTGGTAATTGGATTACCGATGATGAACTAAAAATTACATCGGAACCATATGACCATATAATTATTGATAATTTTATTGATCTTGAGTATTACACGAAAATACAATCATCTTTTCCAACAGAACCGAATAACAAATGGTGGCGATATAATACCCCGTTAGAGGTTAAGTATACATATGACAATTTAGATGAACTTAGTGCCCCTATTAAAAACGTATTTTACGCATTGTCGCACGAATTAATTATAAATAAATTAAAACAGTTGTTTAATATTCCTAATTTGGAGCACGATCCATATTGCCACGGTGCGGGATTACATATGCATCCACGATATGGCAGATTAAATATGCATTTAGACTATGAAGTACATCCTATAACTAACAAACAGCGCAGATTAAATATTATTTTATATTTAAATGATGATTGGCAACAATCATGGAACGGTGATACTCAACTATGGAATAGAGCCATGACCGAATGTGTAATTCGGTCCTATCCCAAATCAAATACAGCGATTATTTTTGTTACAACGGAGCAGAGTTGGCATGGTGTTCCAGAGATAATTAAATGTCCCGAAAATATGTATAGAAAAACAATAGCCTTTTATTATGTTTCAGAAATACAGAATAAAAGTGATTTAGACAAAAAAGGGGCTGCATCGGATGGTTATAGGAAAAAGGCGGTATTTACAAAGTTACCGAGTGACAAATACGATGAAAAAATGGAGGCATTGTATAAAATACGCCCGTATCGTTTAATAACACAAGATGATTTAGACAAATATTTCCCTAATTGGAAGGCTGACCAATGTACCACCTTCTTTTAATTGCCGTTATTACCGCTCAAAACGGTTGCCTCATATATTTGCGTTTGTACATCAAGTGGACTAACAGTACAATCAAACTCCTTTAGTTGTTCATCTAATGTCGTAACTGTACCGTCTGCTTTTCGCTTTATACCAGTATACCAGTCGGGTGGTACTACATATGTCTCTGAATTGAAGCATGTACTAGCAACACTTGTTACGTGTGTACCTCCACGAAGTACGCCAGTACCAGTTTGTACCCTATATGGGAATGGTTTTTGAAGCCCGACTTGGGCAATACATTTGCGCTGAACGTATTGCGTGTATTGGCTTGATGATTTGGATTGATGTAGTGTTTTAGTGTATGGCGCATTTGACTGCATAATAGACATCGTATAGCCGCGCGCCGGTGTATTTTGGCAGCCAGTTGGTCCGCATTGCTTAAAATAGTCGACATAATTGTAGATATTGTTGACATCAAAATAACGGTCATTTGCGGCGGCTTTATCATGAATATATAGACCTTGACTTGCGGTATCAGTTTGAAACCCAGTATAAATAGGTTGTACCCAATAGTTTGGATATTGTCCAGTATGTATCCAACGAAAACGGCGCTCCAACATTCCTTTAGTTGACAGCACTGGTGGTTTAACGATGCCGTTTTGAACAGCTACTCCAGTAGAAACGGGATTAATATTGAGAACAATATTGTCGGGTCCGTCGGGATAGCGACCACCCGTTCCTCCCCAACCTTTAGGATATATGCCGCGATATGGTGTGTGACTTTTACTGAACTTTTTAGAAGGTTGACTAACACTGCCGCGATTGCGATATGGACCAGTAACGGAAAACCCGGCATTCCTTGCGGTGTATAGACTCGTTCCGGTGAGACCATTAGGCCCAGTTAATCCGCCTAAAAATATGGAAGAGGGTAGACTGCTCTTGGGACCATACGGACCTTGATATAGCCAATATTCGGCGGTTGGTATGCCGGAACGCTTTGTAGCAGTTGAATAATTATTAATTGATTTTTTTTTAAAGATTGCCAGCGACATTATATCATAATTGTAGATTATTATTTATGATATATGGATTTAAATCAATAAACATGTTCTGTCTTCAATATTAGAATCTAAACATCGTTTAAGAAACCAGTATAGTTTAGTGTTTTTAATAGGGTACAAACTGCGGTCCAATTCCAATTCACCTTTTTCCTCGTTACCAACTAACAAATACACATTTAGAAGGGAAAACACGATTAAAACTGCTAAACTATAATACACGCATTTATAGTGAATTTGAGTTGGCAGAGTTGTTAGTTTGAACAAGAGGGGATCAATAAATAGTGGATGCTCAATTGGTTCATAAAAATGAAGATGGTTATTTGTTATGGGTAGCAAATAACGGCTATTACAAATGACGAATTTGTTGCTATTTATAACCAATATATCTTCTATATTAAAGCCATAAAATCCGTAGCCTAATTTTTCCAAATACGCAATTTGTTTTGTTAGTTCATCAATAATTGTGATACATTTATGATGAGAAAGTTTAAACGTTGAATTAATTAAAAACTCTTTTAGATTGGTTACATTTTCGGCTGTAAAAAACATTGTGTTCATATTTTCGTCGTTAAAGCAAGCAGAAATATAAAACAACAAATATTGAAATATAGGATCATAATATTCACCATTTAATTCTAGATTATAACCAAAATCTGACACCTTAGTAATGGAGTACGACGACATTTTATTATAACAAATTATAATAAAATGTTTTATATAACTAAATTATATGAAGAAAACTAACAAGCGGTCAGTAAAAAGTCAAACAAAAAAAGGTAGAAAACGTGTTAGTTATGTATCTAGGAAACGAGGACGCCGAGTAAAAAAATTATTTTCGTTTACAGAAAAGACAACAGAGCCAAATATAATGGTAAACCATACTAACCATGGCGGAATTATCAACGGTCTTAGAGCGTTTTTGGGAAAAAAAAACATTTAATTATATTAAATTTACAATACAATACAATACAAATATATTTACCAGTTGTCGTCATCGGATGAGTCTGATTCCAATGCTGCCCAGTCTGCGGTGGAAGCAGTGTATTTAGGCAGCGAGCAACGTGCTGTAAGTGATGAGTTGTATAGCGCAGTTATTTCGGGATCTGATTCGTATTCATCTTCGGCTTCGGTAGCGACAGCAGCAGCACATTGTGTGTCCATTTTAGCGACTGATGGGCGGACAATCTTGGCCATCGGTGCCTTAGCAGTAGGAACGTGTGGTACTGTGATAGGAACAGTTAAATTAGGATACAAATGCTGTAATGAGGCGACCACTTGAATTGGTTTGTTAGTGGTTTTGGGCTTTGGTTCTGTTTGTGCTGCGGCGAATGCTGATTTAGGCAATGCGGGGAATTGTTCGGCTGATAATTTTTTAGTAGCAGTAGCAGTAGCATTAGCAGTAGGGTTAAATGCGCTAGTAGGAGCAAATATTGTTTTAGTGGTAATAGGAGCAATTTTTTGTTCGCGTTCGTCTTCCGAGTCGCTACTGTCGCCAAGTGCGTCAAACCAGTTGTTAGTTTTTGTTACCTTTTTAGTTGCGATAGCTACTTTAGTTGGGGTCGGTTCATATACTTTTTTATTATATTTGGCTTTACATTCTTTGCGAGTGTGGCCTTTTTTACCGCAATCGGGACACACATTGTTGAGAAGTAAAGGACAAACCACTTTAGAATGTGGGTCTTTGCTTTCACGCAGAAAGTGTGATGTGTAGGCGGTTTCGGGCTCACCGGCATTGAAGCAAAATGCGCAGTGTTTACTAATGGCTGATTGTTTAGTAGCAACTGATTTGTTAGTAGGTTTACGAGTGGGAGACATATTTTAGTATAAAATGTTTGGATTAGGTAACTTGGTGTTAAAGGATTGTATAAAGCATACAAACATTTTATAGTAAGAAAAGTATTTCAATTTTTTTAGATAGTGCGTCAGCTTTAGGTAACTAACAAAAATGTAGATATTTAGGAATATTTATTTTTTGTAAAATTATTTATATATATATATATAATGGCTACCGCTCCCATATTTACCCCCGGCTTTATCCCAAATTCGGATGATTCTCCAGATAGGTGGAACCCTACTCTTGTGGATTTTGTGCAAAACAATAGAGACGCGTGTATTAAGATTAAACACTTGCCCGGACATACCGGTGTTGAGTTACTAATCGCCGAATCACAGTTAGAAAGTGTTGGTTTAGTATTTAATATTGCGGTTAATCAACTAAAATTGCCCGATTTCCATAGAATTGAAGTGTTTTCTAGCGATTTTACAACTGGATCATGGAATGTATTTTCTCCACTATTTGAGGCGTACAAAGCCCAAGCATTAACCGATAAATTGGCAAATAAAAACTATACTGTGTTTAAGTATAAAATACCCCAAAATGTGAATTCATGGCTTCCCGTTAACCTCAGACCTAAAACCAAAGTGTATAGATTTATTATTCAGTTTATTGATGGATTTAGGGGTTGAAAATTGTATTTTTAGGATAAAATAAAATATTTTTTTAAAAATAAAATATTTTATACATAGTTAAAATAGATGAAATCGGTTGTAATTTATACATATTTTATGTCGCCATCAAGTGATTATAATCTATCTTTTTTTGTAAAAAAGGAACTAACATATAAGGAAAATATAGATTACATAGTAGTTATTAATGGTCACAAACATGCTGAAGATATTGTATTTCCAAAAATAAGTAATTTAAAGATAATAAAAAGAGACAACAAAGGGTTTGATTTTGGTGGTCATGGCCGCGCGTTAAATTACCTTGAAGAAAACAATAAGACATATGATTACTATTTTTTTATGAATAGTAGCGTAATAGGCCCAATAATTCCGCATTACTATACAGAACATTGGTCTAATATATTTATAAAAAAAATTACCAATGTCGTTAAGTTAGTGGGTACAACAATCGTATGTTTGCCTCATACAGATGATGGTGGATATGGACCCAAAGTAGAGGGGTTCTTTTTTATGGTGGACAAAGTGGGATTATCATTATTAAAAAAAGAAAAAACAGTATTTTATAATCATCCCGATAAGTACACGGATATAATTAATGGTGAATATGGGTTATCTAGATGTATACTAAAAAATGGTTACTCAATTGATTGTATGTTGCCGCGATATCAGAATATAGATTGGCGTGATCCTAAAAATTATAACTTGAACGATAACGTACATCCATCTAGAACTAACAGTTATTTTGGAACGTCCATAAACCCATATGATGTAATATTTCATAAATGGTATTGGTCATATAATAACGATAAGGTAAATTTTAATATAATATATGAGTATGTAAAATTAAATAGTTAATGGTTTGTCATTAACAAGAATAATGCGGATTTTTTCCTCATAATCACAGTATCCTCTATCTATATAATGCTTATTTATGGGGTCTTTGTAAATATTATGTTTTCGCATTAGTAATAATAATGCCATACCGCCTCTTAAGTCCGAGCAGCAAAAATCTATATTATTGGGTACATTATATGCTAATGTGGGATTATTGTCTATTACAATTGTATTATTTTTTACTATTATTTTGTATCCAAGAAGATTAATTTGTGATATATATTTAAATCTTTCATTCCAGATAGTTTCTGTTATAGTAGAAGTGCCATGAATATTTAAGGCCAATAATGTTAAAAAAGGTTGAATATCAGTGTAAATTAATGGAAAATATCCCGTACTAATATGAAATGGTTGTAGCATAGTTTTTTTTATATAATATATATTTTTAATGTGACTTTCTACAATAAAAATGCCTATAGATTCAAGTAGTGTATGGGCATATCCTAAATTTATAGTATTAATAGGTCCTATGGTATATTTAGATATACTATTTTCATTCAAAATTATTCCAGCATAGATAATATACGTTAGGGCTTCTATAGGGTCTTCTATAACATCGTGCGTTATAGATGTATTATATATAATATTATTTTTAGAGCCAATTATCATAATACATTCATCGTTATAGCTTATATGAATACCTATTTTTTGTAACAAATGGATAGTATTATATATATATGGATCTTTAGCATAATTTTTAAATATTGTATCGGAAGTACAATGTGCGTACATAAACATCGCATTAATTGTAGCTCCTACACTTGGTTTTAAAAATGTATATGTTATATTATTATTTAAGCAACAGCCACTAACAAATAGTGAGTTATGTTTTAATTCTACAGTTTTTCCTAATAGTTGTAATAAAGATATATGATAGTCGATATTTCTAATATCAATGTCGCAACCTAAATTTAAAATGTATTCTAAATTGGTATTATACACTGATGTTGAACCTATAAAATAATATGTACCCCTTGTGTTTTTGGTATAATCTATATTTTTAGGTATTAACATTTTAGTCGTATCTATTTTTAGGGTCGTTTTATTAATATAGTGAATTTGTACATTAAACTGTTTTAAAATAAATAATTGCGTATCAATATCGGCAATTATAGGAATATTTTTAATAATAAATATATTTTTACTTAGCAATGTAGCTGCTAGTATGGGCAGTGCTGAATTTTTTGCGCCGCCAATGTTGATATGTTTTCCACACATTTATTTTATTTGTATACTTAAAAATATCATGATGAATTATAATGCGTTGCGGTGTTAATAAATTGAAACAAATAAATAGTAAGTATATTAAATTACTAAAAGAATTAAATATTAAAATTATAGATGAATATTCAATTATAAGAGAACCGAAAACGTATCAAATGACTTTAAGAGTTAGCATACCTAAAAAAAAATTAATAAATTCTTTTTTATTATTGCCATTGTTTCAAGCCGGTTATTTTGATATGACCCAAATGTATATTGTTTCCAACACTTATTCGGAAAAAAATGATTGGATGGCTAATAAAAGACAATATTTACCACAACTAAACTATGCTTCTATATCACACCGTGAGCTAATTAATAAACAAATAATAGCTTTAGTCAAAAAGTATAATGAGTTAAAGGTTAAGTTAATTCCATCAAATATCGCACATACCGATGGTGACACTGTATTGTTAGAATTTGTGTTTATAAATTTTAATAACGAGTTTACGAATGGTAATATTAATTTAATAACTAACACTGACTACGCAAAACAATGGCCGCCTATGATTAATAACGTAGCAGTTATTTGTATGGAAATATAATAGTAAAAAGGATTTAAAGCGGCTTTAAGTCGTTTGTTTAAATATATTGTTAGTATACAAGAGTTATACTCTAAAAAATAAAATATTGATATTTTATAATGTCAAGAGCGTTTAAAGTGATTCCAGCAAAACCAACATTTGGTACATTGAGTGAAGTTGTGTATCAAAGCGATTATTTAGAAGTAAAAAAAGCACGAGCTTTATGTAAAAAGCCAAGAATACCATATATATGCGATAAGACCGATTTAGTAGTAGGTCAATATTTGAAAATGAACTTGAATGGAGTCGACACTGTTAGTGACAATAACATTGAGCCGAATAGTCGAAAGCCGTTTTATGAATATAATACAATAGATCCGATGGGAGAATTGTTTGGAAATACACAATGCGGTGAATTGAATTATACTGAATATTTTCGTTTGTTTCCAAATACCGTGACTAACTATTAGATACTTTATTTAATATGATATAGTAATATAAGTTTCGGAATTAAAAATTTTCTTAATTACAATATATTTGTATAATATAATGTATAATAAACAAACAAATATACATAATAATTGTACTGAGTCAGAAACTACTGATACTACTGGTATAATGGTGAATTTATCGCGATTATTAGAAATTTTAGGGGATTTATCTTCAATAAATGTGGATTTAATGACATTAATGAATCTACTACAAAAAATGTCTACAATCAGTTTGGATGAAGACAAATTAAGCAAATTAACACAAATCTTAAAATCGTCAACAATAAATATTTCAGATGATACAACTTTACACCCATTGATTGACAATTGGTCATCAAGTATTTTGAAAGAACCTAATTTGAAAAACATAGTAAATTTTCTACAAAATTTGTCTTCGTGTAGGTTGACTGAAGCTAAATTACAAAATATAGTACTTACACTAAAATCGTTGTTTTCAAATAATTTGAGTGAAGACAATTTATTCTTATTGATGAAATATTTGGGTTTATTGACTTTAAGCAATATTAATGGTGCCGATTTAGTACACTTAAAAGAATTAACACATAATTTGTCGTTAAATAATTTAGAATATATGAATTTAGGAAAAAAGGACCCGTTATTACCCAAATCCGACGATCCTTCAAAACAGCCTACAATTGATACATATGGAGCAAATACAACTGTTCAATATATAACTCCATTATATTTTGGAAAGACTAAGTTAGTGAATAATATACCTATAATTGACTTAACTGTAAATAATTATTTACTGTTTGATTTAATAATAGACACACGATGGTTAACAAACCATAATTTGTGTGTATTTACACCATATTTTTACACATATAAAAACGATGCGAATAGTAGCCCACTAACGATTTTTGGAAGTGTTGATCAGTCGTTTTTTTTTACAAAGGAATCATTGACTAATAATAAGCTTAAAATTTGTTGTACGTCGTCAACCGACATTGGGAAAAAATATTCAAAAAAAGGATATTATATTTCTAAGATACCTATAGAGTATTTGACCAAATCTACATATTGCGTGTTGCTAAGAATTTCAACAGTGAAGAATATGGTTGATAGAGAGATTATAATACGTAAATTCAAAACTGTATTAAAAACGCAAAACTTATCGTCAAACACATTTTATACAGCGAAAGAAATTATGGACACACTTCCAAAAGTGTATTCACCTATAAAAAATGTATCTACTAAATCTGTTATTGATGTGTTTCAATCAATAAATACGTATTTTCCTACATTAATTAATTATACACAAAAATATGTTGGTTACAAATACTTATCAAATTTTGCCGACCCCCCCGTAAACTACGCGATCATTAGTTTTTATGATTCTTTAAAGCTTCAAACGTTAACCCCTCCAAGAACACCTTTGAATATTCAAGCTAACAATACCCGTGAAAATTATTTTATAACTAATCCAATACAAACAACATTGAGTAATGCTATGTATTTATATGTAGTGTATATAAATCAATATTTATCTGGCGCTGGTATCACTTCTAATATACAAATATATGACAGCGATACTAAAAATATTATAAAAAATGGGACGATTATAACGGGGCCCAATTTACCATCCATGTTAAACGATATCTATCCATTTCCTAAAAATTCAGAAGTAAAGAAATATAGTCCATACGGTATTTATGGTATACCAATGACTAAATTATATAAAAACACAAAAGGCGGTTCTGTTTTGGTTACTGAACGTATATCTTATGGTCAAACGAACTATAATTATGTACGTTACAGTGAAATAACCCAATCAGTTATTTACATAGGACAGAAACTAACTAACAAACAAATAACTACATTACAACTCAAATATCCGCAAATAAATATAACATTAACGTAATGTGTTGCGCGGTATTTAAATATATATATTGGAAAAGGATTTAAAGCCGCTTTAAGCCGTTTTGTTTAAATATATTTGTTAGTATATAAACCAAAAATATTATAAAGAAATGAGTTTATAATATTGTATAATGACGACAAAAATAGTGAATGTGGTGGTGCCGATGGATTGGCAGATGCCCGAAATTGTGAGCACATTTGCTGCCGAAGAGAATGCGTTGATATTGGAGATGGGAGCGAGTATAATTAAAGAGGCGCGAAATGTGGTGGCTAGTTTGAGCCAAAAAGAGATTTATAATAAGATACGTGGAGATGCGAAAGAAGATATGCAGAGGTTAGAGATGGATTTGTTAGTTCAACGGAAGCTGAACAGTGAAATGGAGACAAGTGTTAGGAGTTTTTATGATAAACAGATGGAACAATTAAGACAGCAGATTGACGAATTCAAATCGCAAATATACAAATATGAGGATGATAAGAGCGCCATAATAAAACAAGAAGTGGAAAAGGCAAGAGACAAATTTAATGCGTCATTGGAGGCAAAAGATGCAATAATAGACAAATTGACGACGAATTACGAAAAAATGTTAGTTACATTACATCATCAACCTAACAAGAGTGCGTCCCATAAGGGGTCAGAAGGCGAGAAGAAGTTTGAGGATTATGCGTATACATTTATAGATTTTAAGGGATATAATTTAATAGATAAGCATAGCCAAGGCGGTCAAGGGGATTTTCATTTGCAATTTGAGGAGTTTGATGTGTTAGTGGATGCTAAAAATTATCAGAATAAAGTTCCAGTTGACCAACGTGATAAAATAAGGAATGATTTATTAAAGAACGAACATATTAGTTTTGCGTGGTTGGTATCGCTAAATACACCAATTGATAAATTTGACAAAAGTCCAATTATGTATGAATGGATAAATACGAGCCAGTGTATTATTTATATTAATAATTTATCTAGTTTTGAAGACCCGCAAAAGATACTTAGAATAGCGTGGTTTACGTGTAAAGAAATGTATAAACTAATAGAAAATGTAAATGTAGATGAATTAGAACTAACAACGTTGAAAAAAAAACAATTTAAGCTTATGGACAAAATAAAGGGTATTAAAAAAAATATCCGTGAATTGAATTCATCAATAAACAGCACTAAAAATATTGTTCAAATGATGGACGACCAATTAAAAGAAATAATGGATTTAGAAACAGCGAATATAGTAAATTCAAATATTTCATTATTTGATGATTGGTGGGAGAATAACATAGAAATTGTTAGTGAAACTAACAAAGTATCGTCGACCGATATTTGGAACAAATTTAAGCAAGATAATAAATCATTAATAAAAGAAATGGAAATTACTGTAGATAAATTTAAACAATTTATAAAGACAAAGGTACCATTCTCATGCTTAGAGCTTAAAAATAAACACATTTCCAGCGCATTTGAAATAAAAGGGATACAGTTAAAAGTAGAAGAAACTACTGAGGCAACTGTTAGTATAAAAGAACAAATAGATGTTGTATTGACGAACATAAAAAAACAAACCTCAAATAAAATAAATACAGATAAAGAAGTGAAACCGATTAAACCGGGTTCGCGATGGTCTGAAAAAGAAGACGCGTTATTAAAACAGAGATACAATGCGGAAGAATTAAATATAGCACAAATTAGCGAACATCATAATAGGTCGGTGCAAGCAGTATTGTTGCGTTTGAACAAGTTAGGTGTAATAAATCAATTAGATGAAGCGCGTGGATATAATTTGTTAGATGCGACACAAAAAATAGAATTGGGTAAAAAATAGCAAAGCATATAAGACTACTATTTAGGAAACGGACTAAAGTCCTAAGTTGGGTCCCTTAATCCCAACTGTTTCCTAAATAGTGCGACGACGACGTCGACGAACGGCGTCAATATGCGTCGCGATAATAATTTTTACAAATAACATTTAACTGCGTACACTGATATTCGCAAAAATTTTATAAGCTCTCAAAAAATGGGAGCATAATGGTGCCAAATTTGTGGCGGGTTTTGCGCGGGATTATACGTGTGGAAGAATATTTGGTGGTGAAATATTTTGTGACGATAAATGGTAACAAAATATTTTGGATAATAATAAGATTAATTCGTGACGATATGTGCTGCGATAATTTGCGACTCATAACTTGTCGTGCGCGTTATGGTGTCAGTGCGTTTATTTGTAAAAATTATTATCGCGACGCATATTGACGCCGTTCGTCGACGTCGTCGTCGCACTATTTAGGAAACAGTTGGGATTAAGGGACCCAACTTAGGACTTTAGTCCG